TTGACCTACTAGCATTCATTGTTTTATCTAAATATTTAATTCTTTTTCTGATACCTGGTACCTGTAAAAGATTTTCAAACTCTGAGTTTAATCCTAATACTTGAATTAGATTAGAATATGCATCTGCATGTCTAACTTCCGATTCAGCGAAAGTTGCACCAACTGCTCCAATCTCAGGCTTTGGCATTTTTTTGTAGATATCTCCCCAAAATGATTTAACAGCGATTTCAATTTGTGAAATTGCCAACATAGCTCTTGTAACTGAAGTTCTTTCTTTATCATTTAAATGTACTTTGAAATCTTGTACATCTGAAATAAAGTTAAATTCAGTATGAACCCAATATGAGTGTCTAATAGCATCAACGTATTCTACTAACTGAGGATATTCGTAAGGTTTAAGGTTTACTCTTTTCTTAAAGATATTTGGTTGGTGTTTTGAACGATAGATGATGTATTCTTTTGCTACATCATTCAAACCACTATCCATCAGTTTGTTTTCCACTATATCGTGAATCTCATCTACATGAGGGATATGATTTGGATTTCTATAAATAGATATTTCACTACTATTTGCAATCTTCTCAACCATTTCTTCATCTACCTTATCGATGCTTTCCATAGCTTTGGTAATTGCACTTTTCATTTTACTTAATTCAAATGAAACTTTTTCACCATTTCTCTTAATTACAAATCTTACGTTTTCTGCCGTTGTATCTACAAAGTTGCTCATAGTTCTTCTTGTTTTATAAATGTACCGTTTACTGTTTTACCCTTTCTATCTTTGATTTCATTCCAAGCATGCTCCAAACATTCGGTAGGGTCTAAACCTAATTGTTTACTTAAAATTATAACTGTTACAAATATATCACCAATCCCATCGATGACCTCATCTGTTTTTTTATGTTTTAAAATTGCTCCTGCAGTTTCTCCCAACTCTTCCATAACTTTCATAGTTTGTTGTGGTATATTATCAGAAACAAGTATTCCCTTATCATCAGCCCATTGGGTGATGTTATCAATCAATTCATCAAATGTCATATTATCGTATTTTCTAACTTATAGGTTCCTAAAAGTTCTTCTCCTTTTTTAATTTTCTTAATTGCGATTCTTTTGTAAGAATCAAAGTTTGCATTTTCTTCACCAGTATTGGTAAATGCTAACGGATTTGCTAAGTTCCAATAACAGTCTTTGAATAATCTAAGCCATATCATTGGATACTCAGCCTTATTTTCATATCCCTTTTTAATCATCATCTGAACATAGTCTGGTAACTCATTGTATTCATCCAACGATATAGTATAAACTCTAGTTTCGTTTGGCCATAAATAAAAAATAGGTTCTCCAATTTCTATATCTCTTAGAGCGAATGTACCAATACCATGAATCGGTGAAGGTTTCAAATCGGTTCTAATATGATTTTTGAGATATTCAATAACTTCCATTATCTAACTACTTATTTTCTTCTACTGAAGCTTTTCTATAATCAGTTACCAACTTTTTGATTTCACCAATAGCTTTTCTTGCTCTTGATTTACCACTTTTAGTAGTTGAGTTGTGATTCTCTTCAAATTGAGAGAATAGTTCAGTAATTTCTTCGAAAATTTCTTGTGAATTTGCCATAATCTTTATTTTATAAATTAATTAAATTAAAAAACCGAACGCAGGTTATTCGTTGTTCGGTGTGTATAACTATTGTATATATCGGAAAAAAAATAATTTTCTTTCTATATTTTAATAGTTTTTTGTTTTTGATATTTTTTCAACAACGTTTCAGTTGACTGTTAAAATATTTTTTATAGAGTTTACTAATTTTGATAGTATTAACCGAAATTCTCTACATATTTTTTATGGAGTAACTTTTTTTCCATCTGCCCTCCATCAGCGGATTCCTTTTGTGTAATAATCCCATCGGAAGAATTACCATCATACACTTCAATAAAACCTGTATTTGTATCCATCTTAGATGGAAATGTAATTCCATCGGGTCCAAATCTATTTTTCATAATATGAAACCTAGCAGTATTGTTTAACTTATCTTTAGCTTTTCTACTGATACTCATAATGAAATCAGCGTTCATAACTTTAGCATACGAATCTGCAATCTTATCTGCTTCAATAACTTCAGAATCAATAGCTGAACGATTGGTTTGTGATGCAGTCCAAATTGGAATTCCCAATTCACCACTTATACCTCTTAGTTCAATATAAACACCACCTTGTTCACCATACGTTGAATCTGATTTATTGGTATGAGAAAGTAACAAATCAGCATAATCAACTATGATTAAATCAGGTTTATTACCTGCTGCTGTCATCTTCTCAATATGTGCCTCTATCTTCTTAGGAGATACTCCTTTTGGTGGGTAGTATTTAATTAGAAGTTTACCTTTTAATCTCGATATCTTCTCTAATACAGTTTCTTTCTTGTCCTTCACATCAGATGATGGAATTTGAGTAAAAACAGTATCATAACGTTGTCCAACGTAATGTTCAGAAAGTTCCAAAGAATAATGTACAACATTAAGACCTGCCCTAACGGCAGCTGCACCAAGTGCACATAATACCCAAGTCTTTCCAACACCAGATGGAGCAACTGCTACTCCTAATTCACCTGGTCCTAAACCACCATCCATTACTTCGTTAATACAATCCCAACCAGTTGGAACTGAATTTCTATCTATCTCAGTTGTTCTTTCTTCGAAATCTAATAGATAATCATGTCCCAAATCGGAATCAACTCCTACCTTCATAGCTTTATCTACCAAGTCTTTGATTCTATCATAAGAACCTGCTTTTAATAAATCAACTGATTGTACAATTGCTTCTTTAAGGTTTTGATTAATACAAAATGAAGAAAACTCTTTCTTTACATAATCTAAGTCAGAATCACCAACTTTGGTAAAAACTGATTTTAGTTGTTCTATTACATTCTTTTGAAAACCCCTATCATCTAATTTAGATATCTCTGATTTGAATACATCTAAAGTTGGAGGTTTCTTAAATTCATAATAGTAGTTGATTATTTCGTCAACAATCCACTTATTAGATTCTGCCTCAAAAAATTTAGGATGTATAATTTCACTAAGGGTATCTAATATACGAGAATCTGCAATCAAAGTTGATATTACTTTGGTTTGAAAAGATTGTCCGTATTTAGAAAGTGTATCTATGTTTTGCATTTATAACCTATTTGATTCCAAATATACGAAAAATATTTGGATTAAAAAAATTTATTTTGTAATAATATTATGAAAAGTTGAATGTAACCAATCATTAATGTCTCTCCAATTTTGAAGAATCTTGTATTTTTGTCCTACTTTTAGAAAATCTAATTTATTAAATTGGATATCATCTACATTAAATCTTTCTAAAATTTTTAACTTTTGATTAGTTGGGATATGAGGTTCATCCAGTTCCATTAACCTCTTATTCATAAGAAGTTGGTCTTTTGCTTTTAAGATATCATCATATAATTTGATTTTACCTTGTTTCTCCTCGCACATTTTAAAGAACTCTTCATGAGTTATCAGTCTATCCTCAGAAAGTTCAGGAAACCTCTTTAAAAGGGTTTTAACACCACATCCTCGAATACCTGGTATGTTATCTGATTTATCACCATCTAATGTTCTATATAATAGAAGATTTTCTGGCCATATACCGAACTCATCAAATACAACTTGTCTAGTATACATTTTCTTTTTAGTGGGCGAAAACACACTAACTTTATCTGAAACTAATTGAAGAAAATCTTTATCTGTTGAAACTATTACAACTTCACCATCTAAATCTTGTTGAGTATGTTTAGTTAGATATGCAATAGTATCATCAGCCTCGATACCATCGTAAATCATTGTCTGTACAGGTAAGTAATCTAACACATCATTTAACCAAACGAATTGTTGTCTCATGGATAGTTGCTCTTCTTCTTCATCCAAGAACTCCATATATTGTCGGTTGACTCTAAACTTACGATTCTCTCTCCCTGCCTTATAACCTTCATATACCTTTTTACGAGATTTAGAACCACCCTTTCCATCAAATGTCACAATACATCTAGTTGGATTGAATTCTCTAATTTGATATCCAATAGATTTTAGAGAACCAACAACTCCACCAGTATGGTCACCATCCTCATTCATTGTAGGATTAACTGTCCATGACCTGATGAAAGTGTTTAGTCCATCTATTATCATGACTCTACTGTTTCTTTCACGAGATTGATTTGATTCTCTTTCAGATTCAACCTCGTTTAGAATATTTTTATAGAGTCCTTTCATTATGTAGTTGTAGTTGTGTAGTTAATATTATTAGATTCACCGAAATACTTTTCAATTGTCTCTAATCTATCATCTGCATCAACTAACATTTGAAGTGCCGATTCTGCATTCTCATAGAAATCACCAGTTGAATGGTCTCCGATTCCTGCGGGATGTTTCTCTAACAACTCCAATGTAAGAAGGGCTTTTGCCTTATCTGCCGAAGCAGATGTCTTTAACATTTCTTTTAATTTGCTCATAACTTATTATTTTTATTTAATCTACTACTTCTGCACCTGCTGTATCTAATTCATGTGCTTCTATATCCTTAGAATCTGATTTGTATTGTAAGATAGTTTCTTCACAAATCTTTTTATAGATTTGTTCTTTTAACTCATCCTTAGTTTCCATCATATCAATAAAATCTTTGGATTGGAATTTAATTTCTTCTCCAGTATCAGTATCAATGTAAGTGTACCAAGCTCCAGCTTGCTTTAATAATTTATTTTCTTTCATTACACTTAACCAAGAACCAAAGTTATCAATTCCTCTATCAAAGAATATTTCAAAATCAGCAGACCTTAATGGTGGTCCCATTCTATTTTTGATAACCTGACATCTAACTTTCATACCAATGGTTTTATCAGTACCATTTACTTTTTGTTTGATTTGTCCCATATTCTTCAAACGAAGTCTAACCGATGCGTGAAACGCAAGAGCTTTTCCTCCAGAAGTAGTCCAAGGGTCACCAAACATAGCATTCATCTTCTGTCTAAGTTGATTAGTAAATACTAATGTGATTTTTTGCCTACCAATTAGATTGGTAATCTTTCTCATCGCCTTTGAGATAATAATAGCTTTATCAGTAGCGTATCCATCCTTATCATAATCAGCTGCTAACTCTTTTTTAGTTGAAGCTGCTGCAACGGAATCTACTACGATTGTTACTAACTTATCTTTTTGTGTGGTTCTTACCTTTTCAATGATTGTTTCGGTAAATTCGAAAATTTGTTCTACTGAATCAGCTGATACATAAAGTAGTTTTGCTACATCTACACCAATTGCTTCTAAGAACTCTCTACTTACCGCAGTTTCAGTATCTATTAGAACCGCAACACCACCTTGCCTTTGTGTTTCAGCAAGGAGGTGAGCAGATACTAATGATTTTCCACTTTGTTCTAAACCAGTTACTTCAGTAATCCTTCCAACAGGAAGTCCACCATAAGGGCGATTCGAAATGGCTACATCTAACATAGCACAACCAGTTGATATCCATCCATCCACATTTGTGGGTGCATCATCTTCTCCTAAAAAGAAGGCAACCTTCTGGTCTTTACTATATTTGTTTAGCTCAGAAGCTAGTTCTGCTGCTAAATCCATTTCTTTTTTTGCCATTTATTATATATTATCCGTTAAACAAATCATCAAATGCTGATGCAACATCATCCATTTTCTTTTTTTCTTCAGTACTTACAGCTGCCGCAGGTGCTGCTACTGGAGCAGGTGCTGCTTTAGTTGAAGGTGTTGAAAGTGTTTGTTGAGATACACTCTCATTAGCTTCATCTGCAGTTGGGTTTAACCAACCTTCTAATACTGATTTTAACTCATCGTAAGATAATTCTGAATAGATATCAGTAATATTAGTTTGAGTTTCAATAAAGTTTTGATTTGCCGTATCATCTTTTCCTAATGGAGTAGTATTAGGTTTAACACGGATAGTAGTTACAGGATAAGAAGTTCCTGCATCTTCAGCTGATGTATATTCGATAGTAATATCTCTACCATTGGTAGGGTCAGTAATATCTCCATAATCAGGATCAGCAATATAACCTAATATTTCTTGGTAGACAGTTTTTCCGAATCCCCAAAACTTAACTCCTTCTGATTCCTCTCCTCTTACAAGTACAGGTACAAAAGTTCTTAATTTCGGTTCCATCTTCTTAGCTGCTTTCCAATCTTCTTTATCACCCATTCTTTTCAACTTTTCAGCGAACTCAACGATAGGGTCTGGTCTTCCAAAAGAAGAAGGAGACAAATACGTTTTGTTGTTGATGTTGTAATGGAAAAATAATTCAATAAAAGGATTCTCAGGAGAAAACTTATAAGGAACTACTCTCACTTGGTGTTTACCAGGTGTTGGTTTCCATAGATTAGATGTTCTGTTTGAAGTGTTTTGTAGTTTGTTCAGTCTACCTCTGATTGCGCTTAAATCTAGTGCCATAATTTTTAAATTTTAAAGTTTTATTTATTTAATGGTTTTATTTCGGTGTCTTTCCTACACCATATATAAATATCAAAAAACCCAGTTTTAAGAGGGTCTATCTCCATTTATTTATACAAATATACGAAAAGTTTTTAACAATTCCAAATCTTTTTTGAATTTTATTTAAAAAAGTTTTTTTCCTCATTTGTTAATACAAATATAAGAAATTAATTTGAATTATCCTAATTTTATTTTTCTTTTTTTGAAAAATCTTTTACCCATCCGATAAATTCAGTATGAGGGAAGTGTTGTTTAGCATCAAATCCGAATTGTTTAACCATATGTTTGTAAACTTGTTCAGATTCTTTTTCAAAATTGTGAATATTTAGAGATTTATCCAATACATCTTTACTAATTA